TCGCGGCGTGTTACTAGATAAGCCATTAGCTGAATCGGCGATTCGTTATGCGAGCCACGAGCTTGCAGAGATCGAGAACCTAGTATCTGAGATAACCCAAGGCGAAATATCATCGGTGCGCTCCCCTCGCATGAAGGAATGGGTACTTGCCCGTGTTGGCGAGGATGCCAAAAAACTCATGGAAAATTATAAAGATGGCGACAAGAAATATTCGATCGACAAGTCAATTCGAGCTAACCTACTTATTCTTGCTGAAGAAAACCCCGACCAAATACCGCCGGAAGTTGCAGATGTTATCCAATGTGCGGACGACTTATGGGCGTCTAGTGTTGCGAAATTTAACCGATTAAAGGATTTAGCAGATGAAGAAGATCACCGAGTTCGTGGAGCGTTTGTGTTTGCTGGTGGGTCTGCCACAGGCAGGGCAAGTAGCTACGGCGCCCAAGTCCACAACTTCACAAGAAAGTGCGCTCAAGATCCTGATGCCGTTAGACAAGCTATGGTTAGAGGCCACTCAATTGTCCCTGCCTTTGGACGCAGAGTTACCGACGTTCTCAAAGGTATGCTTCGACCAGCTCTCATCCCAGCCCAAGGGAAAACTCTCGTTGTGGCGGATTGGTCGGGGATTGAAGCCCGTGTTAACCCTTGGTTGTCCAACTGCAAAGCTGGGATCGAGAAATTATCTCTCTTTGCACGAGGAGAAGATGTCTATAAAGTCAATGCGTCGGCTACCTTCCATGTCCCTGTCAATGAAGTTAACAGTGAACAAAGGCAGATTGGCAAAGTCCAAGAGTTAGCCTGTGGCTTTGCAGGTGGTATTGGCGCGTTTGCGGCGATGGGTAGGGCATACGGTATTCTGTTACCTGAACCACAAGCCAAGCGCATGGTTGCAGGGTGGCGCATGGCTAACCCGTGGGCAACACCATATTGGCAAGACTTAGAAGAAGCGTACACAAGAGCGATGCGTAACCCCAACCATGAGTTCAGCGCAGGTAGGGTTTGTTATATGTACGATGGGCAACATCTTTGGTATGCTCTACCTTCTGGGCGCGTTCTTTGTTACCCGTTTGCTAAGTTAGAAGCGGATGGCGTTACATACGCTAAAGCTGCATGGAAACCCGCAGCCGATGCAAAAGAATGGCCAAGAGCAAGATTATGGAAAGGTTTAGCCTGTGAAAATATCACCCAAGCAGTTGCCAATGATTTACTTAGACATTCTTTACGTCAATTGGATAATGTTGTTCTCCATGTCCACGATGAAATCGTGGTCGAATGTTTAACAAAAGATACAGATAACGTGATCGCAAATATGCAAGCTGTGATGTGTACACCACCCGATTGGGCTAAGGAAATACCCCTAGGTGTAGAAATCCATGCGATGCAGCGTTACGGTAAATAAAAAAACACCCCTTAGGTCTTTAGGCTAGGGGGTTATCCCTCACGAAAGGAATTTCAAATGAACTTTGTAGAATATATCACCAATTTAGCACCTGAAGGTGAAACCGCTTTAATTGTTAGACAAAAGCCACAGTTAGATGGCAATGGCATGATGCAAACCCATGCTGATGGCACGATCAAATGCACTTGGCCTGCCTATCTGCCAACAGTCAAAACCAAAACTGATTGGGCTATCTACGGCAATACAGGCTCGTTTATTCTTGATCGCTTTGCCGATGGCAAAGTGTCTGCCTCGTCTGCCAATTGCGAATACGTCCTTGTGATGATGTTAGATGACATCGGCACCAAGTCTAAAGAGCCACCGCTAGCGCCTACTTGGATCATGGAAACGTCCGAAGGTTCCTTTCAATGGGGCTACGCGTTTAAAGAGCAGCCAACCAAAGGCGACTTTACCGCAGCCATTAAAGCCATTGCCAAGGCAGGCTACACAGATCCAGGCGCAACTAATGCGGTTCGTAATTTCCGTCTGCCAGGATCAATCAATCTCAAGCCTGGACGTAATAACTTTGTGTCAACATTGATAGAGTTTCACCCTGAGCGTGAATACAACTTAGAAGATATTTGCACCGCCCTTAATGTAGTGCCTGACCCTGCCGATACTGCTACAAATGTAGCAATCCGCCTTGCTGACACAGGCAAGGATTCAGTCGTCACTTGGCTTAACGATCAGGGACTAATCATGTCAAGCGTTAATGGTGAGGGTTGGATGGGCATCGTCTGTCCTAATAACGCGGAGCATACTGATGGCAACATTGAAGGGCGCTACAAGCCGCTTGATCGTTCATTCTGTTGCTTGCATGGTCACTGCGTGGACTTTAGCTCTCAAATGTTTCTTGATTGGGTAGCTGATAACGGTGGCCCTGAAGTTAGTCATGGTTTGCGTGATGAGCTTCTAGCAGAAAAGATGAATTTGGCATTATCTAAATTGACCCCAAACGAAGTCTATCGTGATACCGCAGCCGAAGTAATCGCCGAAGTAGAGCGTAAAGAGTTGGGGCGCATTGAAAAGTCTAGCTGGTATGAACGCTTCGCATACATACAAGACGATGAATCCTACTTTGATATGCAAGACCGCCGAGAGATTAGCCGTCAAACCTTTAACGCCCTATTCCGTCATGTGCCTTGTAAATCTATTCACACCGGGCGAAAGGTCGAAGCATCGATCTGCTTTGATGAGAATAGACAAACAATGGGCGCGAAGGCGCTTGTAGGTGTTACTTACGCAGCAGGTGAGGATGTAATCGTAACCCGCGACGGCGACTTGTATGGAAATCGCTGGCGAAATGCCAGGCCGGAAATTCCAAATGCCTCTAATATAGACATATTCCCTTGGCTGGATCATTGTCAAGAACTTGTGCCTGAGCAAGCCGAACTAGATCATATTTTTGATGTGATGGCCTTTAAAGTGCAAAACCCCCGTATTAAGGTGAATCACGCTATCCTGCACGCTGGCGATGAAGGTAGCGGCAAAGATACCTTTTGGGCTCCGTTTATTTGGGCAATCTGTGGCGATCACCTCAAGAATCGCGGCATCATGGATAACAATTCAGTAAACAGTCAATGGGGTTATCAGCTTGAATCAGAAATTTTGATTATCAATGAGCTAAAAGAGCCGGACGCCGCCACGCGTCGCCAGTTAGCTAACCAACTCAAACCAATCATCGCAGCCCCGCCTGAGATGTTGCCTATCAATCGCAAGGGGCTGCACCCGTATATGATGGCTAACCGCCTATTTGTGCTGGCGTTTAGTAATGACCCTGTGCCGATTTCGTTAGCTAGTCAAGATCGCCGCTGGTTTTGTGTATGGTCAACTGCCCCGCGCATGAATTCAGATCGCGCCCGCAAGATATGGGAATGGTATCGCGCTGGCGGGTTTGCTGCAATTGCTGCATGGTTTAAGGCCCGCGATGTAAGCGCGTTTAATCCTTCGGCAGCGCCTGCAATGACTGAATTTAAGCAGAATCTAATAGAGCATGGCATGAGTATGGCCGAATCGTTTTTAGTAGAGATGATGAGAGAGCGCCGCGGGGATTTTGCCCCGGGTGTTATTGGATCGCCATTCCACGCGTTATGCGATCGCCTGGCAGGCGCTGCGCCTAGTGGCGTGAAGGTACCGCAGGCCGCACTATTACACGCGTTAAAAGAAGCGGGCTGGATCGATTGCGGGCGCCTGGCGTCGCATGATTACCCCAGTAAAAAGCATATATTCGCCGCGCCGGATATCGTTGAGAGTCTTAAAAAATCGGAGCTGCGCCGGGCCGTTGAATCGCCCCCAGCGCCGCACCTGGTACGCGTTAAGTAAAGAAAAGGCCCGCGTATAGCGGGCCGATTCATTAAGGGCGCAAGAGCTGCGCTATAGATCCCAAACTAGGACAATTAAGGCCGCTATGCAGGTAATGATTAAAGCAATGAGCATTGTTTTACCCTCTTTTCTACTGTTCCGTTAACTAGGCGGGCGAAGCTTTTCGCCTTATAGCTATTAGAAAAGCGGCGGCAGGCCTGCGATTCGATCCCGCCCAGGTATGTAATATAGGTTACTAAATACATTACAGGCCCCCTAGAATTTCGGTTAATACATTGCGGGCCTGGTTGATGTCATGCCAAGCGCTGCGCCCGTCATTGTCCCGCGCATTAAGCGCGGCATTGTGCAAGTGCATATCGGCGCGGGTTAATCGGCGCTCCAGGGTTGAACGGATTAATGCAGCATTAAAAGCGCGGTTATCTTCCAGGGCTTGCTGCAATACGTGTAAATCACTTGTGGAATAGTTCATTTTTTGCCTTTACTTTAGTTTATGGATTGAATGCTAAACACGCGGGCGGCCTTTTTCGCCTGGCTGCCATGCGCGGGAAAACCAATTATGGCGGCGCGGCTGCTAATCGCGCATAGTTTGCAATCCGCGCAGCTTATGCCGTCGCGGATTGTGGCCGGGCAGACTACAATTTTCCGGCCGCCTGGGGTCACTGTATTTTCCCGTTGATCTATAGGTAATACTGTGACTACAGGGCCAATATTTAACGCCGCCAATTTATCCGCGTGTTCTGGGGTATTGGCGCTAAGGTTTACAGTAAAACCCCAGTCATTGCAGCCCTTAATATAGGCAGCATTGCGCCCGTTTGCCGGGTTGTAGTGGGTATAAGTAAACCCGCGGCGGCCTTTATTGGCCTTTACTAGATCGCCCAGGGCGGCCCCGTCAATTTCCAGGCCATTGCCGGGCAAATCGCCCGCCTGATTATGGCGCCATAATTGGCCCTCTGGTAATGCCGCGATCTTATCGCAAAAATCCGCGAATAAGTCGCCCCGGTCGCCACGCGTGACGGCGGCCCAGTGCAAGGCCAGCGGGCCGGATCCAGCATAGCAGCCATTAGAGTTATTAAAAGGGCAATCTGGCGGGCAAGTCGCCGCGCTTGTAGTTGATACCGGAATAGGCCCGGTTTTCTCATTAGCGGATTTTGGGGTTAAATGGTAGCGAATCCCGCCGCCAATTTTGGATAATTGAGTATTCATAATGTAAAGGCCTTTACAATTACGCGATTATTCAAAAAATCAACGCTGCAGCCTTGTTCTAAGATTTTGGCCTTTATGGCCTCTTCAGTCATAAGCGCGGCGGCCTGGCGCATTGTGGGCGCCGTTATTTTGTAAGGTTTATCCCAGGCGCCAATATTTAAATGCATATAGTAGGCCGTATCAAAATAATCGGTCATTGCGTCGGAACGGTCATAATAGCCCGCGGCCTGCAAAGCCTCGCGGCATTCTTGCAGTATTTGCAGCGCGGCGCCAGTGTAATGATCATCCAGCCAATATAGATTGACCTGTAAATGATTAAGGGCGCGGGCGGGTAAATTTACGAATTTATCCCCGGTTTTATCTTTGAAATTGCCGATAAAATCAACGGGGCCGCTTTGAATTGTGCAATTAATGCTCATATGGTTATCAACGCGCAGGGAATATTTAAACCCGCGGGCCTTGAGCGCTTTATCCATTGCGGCCTTGATAACGACCTTTTTTTCCTGATTCATATATGCCATGATTAAAACCCTCCATTCAGAAGGCCCCAGGCCAAAAAGGCGCCTAGAATCGCGCCCATGATCGCGGCGCCCAGGTAATCAAGTAAACCGGGTTTTTTTGTAAGATTAGACATCGTTTAAATTCCTTTACTTTAGTTTATTAACAGGTCGCGGCGGGTTTGCCGCGCCTGGGTGCTGCATTTACTACTTAATAAAATTGACTTAATAATTCTGGCGCGTTTGTTTGTTCACCATTTTTAGCGATATCTTGGGCCACATTGCAAAGCATTTGCGCCTCTTCTTTAGTCATTCCGAATCGAATAGCGGTATTGTAAATAGCTATTGCGATAGCGTCGGGATTGTTGTAAGCCGGTTTATTTGTGAGAGTGTTCATCGTTTTTTACCTTTACTTTAGTGAATTGTTTTCTTTTCCCCCTAAGGGATGTTCAGGTTATCACATCAAAATAGGAATGTAAACAATTCTTTTGCATTTAAGCAACAAATAGTAAAACCTAGGTCAAATTGTCAAAACCTAGGTCATTTTCAAAGGCCGATTTGACCTATATCGGGGCTATATAGAATAAGGGCGGGAGGCTTTTTAGGGTCAAATTGTCATATTTTTATCTATATGCTATGGATTTGTATATTTGTATAGTGCTATGGCGTCAATGTTATAAGGCAGCGACTTAAAACGATATGACAATTTGACAATTTGACCTAGATTTTGCCGCGCCCGCTGCAACAATTTCCACGCAAAAAAGAAAAATCCGTCAACAAAAGAAAAATGACAATTTGACCTATGTTTACTCAAATGACAATTTGACCTATATCTAACTAGATGACAATTTGACCTATAAAGGCCACGCGCCCGCCTGGCTAAAATCTTAATGACAATCTGACAATGTGACCTATACGGGCGCGCGCCCGTATTCTATATGGCTTGCAAGGGTATCGCGCCCCACTAACCCTTATTCTATAAGGCTCTACAGCCTATAAGCTCATAGCTTGAGCTAGTAAGGGTAAACCCTATAGATTTCGGCTTTCAAATTTAGGCCCCCCGGGTAGGGCCTTGCGATTTTGGCTAAAGGTCACGGAGGTATCACGAACAATTTTTATTTTTTATTTAAAAGTGATACCATCACGCTTATGTTCCAAAGCTTCCCCTACGAACCTCGCAAGCTCGAAGCCACTGAAGCGCGGCTCGAAGCTATTATGAGAGCCTCTAAACTTGGCTTGAAGGGCGATGCTTTAGCTTTAGCGGCTGGCATGACGCCTACCGAGTACCGCCAATTAGTGTTGTTTGATCCAATCGCTGAATACGCTGAACTCAAAGGGAGAGCCGAAGGTGAACGTGAAATGGCCGAAGTCTTGCATACTGCTGCAAAAGAGGGTGACGCCAAGTCAGCCCTCGCCATCTTGCAACACCAGCACGGGTGGGTGGCCAAACAGCAGCTTTCTATCGACGTCGAACAACGCATCTCAATCACCGCTGCTCTCGAACAAGCGCAAAACCGCGTCATCGACGCCCTCACAGTTAGTGAACCTGAGAGCGTAACTTATACTGAGGTGCCAAATGCACGACTAACTGAGAAACAAAAAGCAGCCTAATGCAAACTACCCGCTACTCCGCGCAAGATGAACAAGAACTCATGGCACGGTTGTGGAGTCCTGCCATTAAGGACAACCCGCTAGCGTTTGTGATGTTTGCCTTCCCTTGGGGACAACAAGGCACACCACTTGAACACTTCTCTGGCCCACGCAAATGGCAACGCCAGGTACTCAACGACCTTGGCGAACACATCAAAAAGAACAACGGGCAAATAGACTTTGACGTCCTGCGCCTAGCCATCGCTTCTGGTCGTGGTATTGGTAAGTCAGCCCTCGTATCCTGGCTAGTGCTATGGATGATGACAACGCGCATTGGCTCGACAGTCATTGTGTCCGCTAACAGCGAATCGCAACTACGCTCAGTTACATGGGCCGAGATCACTAAATGGTCGTCCATGTCGATCAACACCCACTGGTGGGAAATATCAGCCACTAGAGTCATGCCTGCCAAATGGCTGACCGAGTTGGTCGAGCGTGATCTGAAGAAAGGCACACGTTATTGGAATTTGGAAGGGCGGTTATGGTCGGCTGAGAATCCTGATGCGTTCGCCGGGGTGCATAACTACGATGGCGTAATGGTCGTGTTTGATGAGGCGAGTGGTATTGACGATTCCATCTGGGCGGTGACATCAGGCTTCTTTACAGAGAACACACCCAACCGCTTTTGGTGTTGCTTCTCTAATCCGCGTCGCAATACAGGCTATTTCTATGAAGCGATCGAGGGTAGCAAACGTGACTTTTGGCAATCTAGGCAAGTAGACGCTCGGGATGTAGAGGGAACCGACAAGAACGTGTACAACCAAATTATTGAAGAATACGGCCCTGATTCTTACCAAGCGCACGTTGAAGTATATGGTTCGTTTCCATCAGAAGGGGATGATCAATTTATACCATCGACTTTAGTAGATGACGCTATGAAACGGGAAAAATGGCAAGATGACTCCGCGCCCATCGTCGTTGGGGTAGACCCCGCAAGGTTTGGAAGTGACTCAACTGTTATTGCAGTGCGTCAAGGACGGGACATTGTAGAGATCCGCAAGTTTAAGGGCGATGACACGATGGTTGTGGTCGGACATGTGATTGAAGCCATTGAGCAGTACAACCCAGCCGTAGTAGCCATTGACGAGGGTGGTCTTGGCGCAGGTGTGGTTGACCGGCTCAAAGAACAACGCTACAAGATACGGGGTGTAAACTTTGCGAACAAGAGCCGCAACCCCATGATGTACGGCAATATGCGCGCCCAGATATGGGGGCAGATGAAGGATTGGTTAAAATCGGCAAGCATCCCTAAAGAGAAAACGCTCAAAACTGACCTGATTAGCCCGCTGATTAAACCTGATTCTAAAGGTGCGATCTACTTGGAAAGCAAAAAAGACATGAAAGCGCGGGGCTTGGCCTCACCTGATAGTGCAGACGCCATAGCGTTAACTTTTGCGTTTCCTGTTGCAAATAGAGAAAGTCGTACTACAATGCGAAAACAAACTTATCAATCGCAGAACGCAGCCCTTAACTCATGGATGGGATCATAATGGCAACTAAACCTGGACTCTATGCAAACATTCACGCTAAACAAGCTCGTATCAAAGCAGGTAGCGGCGAAAAAATGAGAAAGCCTGGCAGCGCAGGCGCGCCAACAGCTAAAGACTTTAAACAATCAGCTAAGACAGCTAAGAAAGGTAAATGATGCCACTCAAAAAATCAACCAGCAAAGAAGCGTTCCGTAAGAACGTAGCCGCCGAGGTTAAAAGTGGCAAACCCGTCAAACAGGCAGTAGCGATTGCGTATTCAGTAAAGCGTGAGTCAGGTAAAGGCAAAACTAAAAAATGAGTTTGAAGCCATTAAGTAATTGTGTTTTAATTCGTCAAGATACAGAAAAATTATCTGAACTAATAGTTTTACCCCAAAGTAAATTATTTAGCGGTATCATAGTGGCAATTGGTGAAGGTAAAAAGAACCCAAAAGGGTTTCTTGAGCCTATGAGCGTCAAAGATGGCGACCATGTGCTATTCGGTGAGTTTTCCGGGCAAAAGGTCACAGTCGATGGCGAGGAACTGCTTATGATGCGTGAGCCTGATGTGATCGGAATACTAAATGGCGTATGACCAAACCTCGATGAATATTGTTGGCAAAGTAGCCAACGTAGGCAGTAACCCAACAGGCCCAGACGAACAGTCAGACGTTCTCGCTACAATGCGCCATCGCTTTACTATGGCAATGTCAGCGTATTCAGAAAGTCGTGAGGACGAACTAGATGATTTACGTTTTATGGCTGGTTCTCCAGATAATCAATGGCAGTGGCCTGCCGACGTATTGGCAACTCGCGGATCTGTTCAAGGGCAGACCATCAACGCAAGACCTTGCCTTACTATCAACAAACTACCCCAACACGTTCGCCAAGTAACAAACGAACAGCGTCAAAATCGACCCTCTGGAAAAGTAATCCCTGCGGACGATAAAGGCGATGTTGAAGTAGCAGAGATTTTTGAAGGTATGGTTCGCCATATTGAGTATATGTCTGATGCCGATGTAGTGTATGACACCGCTTGCGAAAACCAAGTAACCTATGGTGAAGGCTATTTTCGCATTTTGACCGAGTATTGCAATGATGAATCGTTTGAACAAGACATTCGTTTAGGCCGTATTCGTAACGCGTTTAGCGTTTACATGGATCCAATGATCCAAGACCCCGCCGGTTGCGATGCTGAGTATTGTTTTATCAGTCAAGACATGGAAAAGGCGGAATATGAGCGTCAATATCCTGATGCCGCGCCCATTAGCTCCATTTTGTCCCAAGGCGTAGGTGATGAATCTTTAAGCCAATGGCTAAATGAAGATACGATTCGTATTGTTGAGTATTTCTACTACAAACACGTTCCAACTAAGCTTAATTTGTATCCCGGCAACCAATCATTTTTTGATGGCAGCCCTGAAGATAAAAATATGAAGGAAATGGGCTTAAAGCCTATTAAAACTCGCACTGTAGACGTCAAAAAAGTTATTTGGATGAAAACCAATGGCTATGAAGTGCTACAAGAACAAGAATGGGCAGGTAAATGGATCCCTGTAATCCGTGTTGTAGGCAACGAATTTGAAGTAGATGGCCGTATTTTTGTGTCTGGATTGGTTCGTAACGCCAAAGATGCACAACGTATGTACAACTACTGGGTATCTCAAGAAGCAGAAATGCTTGCATTGGCCCCAAAAGCACCGTTTATCGGTTACGGTGGACAATTTGAGGGCTATGAAAATCAATGGAAAACTGCAAACACGACCAACTGGCCGTATTTGGAAGTTAATCCTGACGTTACTGATGGAATGGGTGCAACTTTGCCACTTCCACAACGCGCTCCACCTCCTTTGGCACAAACTGGACTTATCCAAGCCAAAATGGGCGCGTCTGATGATATCAAGTCCACCACTGGACAGTATGACTCGAGCTTAGGTGCCACAAGCAACGAACGCTCGGGGAAAGCTATTCTTGCAAGAGAACGTCAAGGCGATGTAGGTACATTCCACTACGGCGACAACTTAACAAAAGCGATTCGCTTTGCAACTCGTCAATTAATTGACCTAATTCCTAAGATTTACGACACCGAGCGTATTGCTCGTATCGTAGGTGTAGATGGCGAAGTGTCTATGGTTAAGATCAATCCAGATCAGCCTGAGCCAGTGAAGAAAATCGTTGATCAAGCGGGTATTGTGATTGAAAAAGTCTACAACCCTAGCGTTGGCATCTACGACGTGGTTGCTACTACAGGCCCAGGCTACATGACCAAGCGTCAAGAGGCTATGGAAGCTATGGCTCAGATTCTTCAAGGCAATCCTGAGTTATGGAAAGTGGCTGGCGATCTATTCGTTAAAAATATGGATTGGCCTGGCGCCCAAGAAATGTCTAAACGCTTGGCTAAGACGATTGATCCTAAACTTCTGTCCAATACCGATGAAGATCCAGCGTTGCAAGCTGCTCAACAGCAAATTGAAGCAATGGGCAAAGAAATGGAAGGTATGCACCAAATGTTGCAAAACGTGGGTAATTCCATTGAGATGCAAGACTTGGAACGTAAAGATTTTGAAGCCCAAATTAAGTTATTTGATGCTGAAACTAAGCGTTTGGCTGCGGTTCAAGCGTCTATGTCACCTGAACAAATCCAAGACATCGTGCTTGGTACCGTACATGGAATGATGACAAACGGCGACTTAGTCAACGAAATGCAACGCGATATTGCAATGGATATGCAGGAAGAAGAAGCTAAAGAACAGCAAATGGAACAACCTATGCCGCCTCAAGGCCAACCAATGCCCCCTGAACAAATGCCACCACAAGGGATGCCCCAATGAAAGCAGCAGATTTTGTAGGAATTTTATTTTTAGCCCGTGATGTAACCCATTCGGTTCATCTTAATACCCGTAGCTATTCAAAACACAAAGCTTTGCAAAAGTTTTACGAAAATATTATTGATAATGCAGATGATTTCGCTGAAGCATATCAAGGACGGCATGGTTTGATTGGCCCAATCAGCCTAATGTCTGCTAAAAAGACTAGCAATGTTATCGAATTTCTTGAAGGACAACTTGCAGAAATTGAAGGCGCAAGATACGATGTAGTAGATAAAACCGATACATCGTTGCAACAAATTATTGACAATATTGTTCAATTATATTTATCCACGCTGTATAAATTGCGATTCTTAGCATAATGGCAATAACAGTTAAACATTCAAC